CGACTTCACAATTATTATTAACGGGTTTAAACGATGCTGGAACAATGTCTATGTTTAAAAATGGAAACACAATAGCATCAAGTGCTACAAATTTTAGTATAACTATGAATGCAAGTACAATAGGAGTGTATTCTTTTACTGGAAATAATTGTTATGGTCATTTACAAGAAATTGTTTTTTATAATTCATCTCAATCAAGCAATAGAACGGGAATAGAATCAAACATTAATACTTATTATTCAATATACTAATGGAAGTTACAGGTTACAAATACACGAATGAACAAGATGCTATTAACGCAAGAGAGCAAGTAGATACTTACTATGGCATTCCAGTTTCACCTGATGACGTTACACAAAATTGGACTGACTATCAAACAGCTGAATATGATACTCCAATATTTTGGTATATCATTTATGACGAAAGTTTACAAGTAGTTTTAGGAGACGCAGAAACATTTGAAGTAACAACACCACCACCTTTTTAATGAAATACTTAATTCCATTATTACTTATAATTATTTCATGCACGCCTCAAAGAAGATTTGATAGGTTAGTAAAGAAGTATCCATATCTTTTAACTAGTGATACATTGGTTGTAAGGGATACAATTCGAGATACAATTCGTATTACTGTTCCTGAAGTTGAAGTTGACACTATTGTAAGTGTAAAGGAGCTTTATGATACGATTATATTAGAGAAAGATCGCATTAAAGTAAAGGTATGGCGAGTAAAAGATAAGGTATATATAAATGGAAGGTGTGACACTATTTATATAGAAAAACCAATAGAAAGAATAGTATATAGAAAGATTCCTGTTAAGTATTATCAAAAAACACCTTGGTATAAAATACTGTTGAATAATGTTCTAGGAATTTTATTAATTTTGTTGATATTATATATTACGTACAGAATTATAAAAAACTACTTACTTTGAAAACAAAACTATTACTCTTAGCAACATCATTCTTAGCTGTAATATCTCCAGTAAAGCCAATGATATATATTGCGATACTTGCAATTATTTTAGATACTTGCTTTGGTATTTGGAGAAGCGTTAAAAAGGGAGGCTGGAAGGCTATAAAGAGCAGAAGGTTATCACATGTATTAAGTAAATCACTTCTTTATTGTGGAGCTATATTGTTTGTATTCTTGTTAGAGAAATATATAGCTTCTGATTTACTTGCTCACTTTATAGCTGTTGATTTAGTAATGACAAAGATAGTAGCATTTTTCTGTGTGGCTGTAGAGGTTAAATCTATCAATGAGAAATACGAGGAAGTCACAGGAACTAACTTATTAAAATCATTAAGACATTTTGTAACAAGAGCAAAAGAAGAGGCAGATAAATTATCATGAGTTTAGATACAACAAAAATAGTTCAGAGTCGATTAAAAAAGACTCAGTATTTTCAGGACGAGACTCCTAAGAATCAGATATATTTACATCACACAGCAGGTGGCGGCAATCCAGTTGCAGTTGCTAAGTATTGGGACAATACATCTGACAGGGTAGCTACTGCTTTTGTTATTGGTAGTAATGGCACAATAGTTCAGTGTTTTTCATCAAGAGAGTGGGCATACCATCTTGGTTTAAAGAAGAACATTTTCACAAAGCATAATGTACCATATAAATCTCTTGACAAGTTTTCAGTAGGTATTGAGGTATGTAACTTTGGTCCACTTAAATTAAAGAACGGTAAGTTCTATACATATGTAAATACTGTTGTTGATCCGAGTGATGTGACAACTTTAGATAAGCCATATAAAGGGCATATATATTGGCAAAAGTATACAGATAAGCAGATTGAGAGTTTAAAAGATCTTGTTGAATATTTGTGTGATACTTACAATATACCTAGAGAATATAACGAGGACATTTGGGATATTACTCCGAGGGCATTAAAAGGAGAGGATGGTATATTCACTCACAATTCAGTTAGGACTGACAAGTCTGATATGTATCCATGTCCGCGAGTAATTGAGATGTTAAAGAGTTTGTGATGAAGAAGCAGAAGGACATATCATCATTTATAGCAAAGCCAAAGGTAAGTAGACCAGGTGTTCATGCTAAGACTAAGACATCTAAAACGAAGTCAAGTAAGTTATATAAAAAATCTTATAAAAAACAAGGCAGATGAAAGTAAATAATTATCCAGTTAAGACACCTGAAGCAGGTGATAAACTATTTGGAAGTAATTCAAGTGGTGATCAGTATCAATTTAACATGACTAATGTAAGTAATAATGTATTTACTTATGAAATAGGTGAGTATGTTGAGGATGAAGGTGGAGTTATCTTTCATAGATATTTAGATGGATCAACTCAAAATTACCTTGTTATTTCAATAACAGATCAAAGCACTGGACAAGCATATAGTAATGTTGCATCTACTTTAATTGGTGCATCAGCTCAAAGCACTTGGGATGGTTTATCAAATAGTAATGCTATTGTAGCTCAATCTGGATTTACTAGTGGTGCGGCAAAGACTTGTTTAGATCTTACATCATTAGGAAAAAATGATTGGTACTTACCGTCAATGGATGAGCTTAATTTAATTTGGATTAATAGATTTAATATTAATAAGACTCTAGTTGATGTAAGTGGATCTACACAAGTACAAACTAACGTAAATTATTGGAGTAGCACTGAAAATACTTCAGTTAATGCTTATGGCTTTACGATACAAAATGCAATTTATATGAATTCATTTGGAAAATCAGCTACAAATTACGTTCGCGCAGTAAGAAAATTTAGCATATAATTGCTATATTTGCAATATAAAATTTAATAAAATGAAAAAAATTGAACAAGAAGAACTGTCTAAATTGACAGAGCTAAACCGAAGTTTTAGAGATTTAAAATTTGAGGTTGCTGACATTGAGCTTTCATTCGAAAGACTTAAAAGCAAAAAGAAATCAACGTTAGCTAATTTAGAAATAGCTGCCCATGATTTAGCAAAGTATCAAGAAGAGATTGTTGCTAAGTATGGTGACATTACTATCAATCTACAGACAGGTGAATATAATTAGAAAGATATCGGTTGGTCCTGACTATATGAAGTCAATGAACTATACTGTTGGACAGGAAGTTCTTGATAAGAGTTATTCTATCTATCAAATTATAAGAAATGAGGATGGAGTAAAACTTTATATAATTAAGGATGATGAGATTACTCTGTGGAAAGAGTTTTCGAATACTGTTCCTGTATCAATTGAATTTAATATAAATTTCTAATGAAATCACCATACTGTTTTATCATCAAGCCAATTGATGGTAGGAGGTATGACAACATAAGAACTTACGGACAAACTGAGTTCATTGTAAGTGCCTCCCAAGAAGATCATACTGTATCAAATAGATTTGCAGAAGTAGTATCTGTTCCAATTTATTATAATGGGCCAATAGCACCTAAAGACATTGTGGTAGTGCATCACAATGTTTTTAAATTTTACTATGATATGCGAGGCAGACAGAAGAGTAGTTGGCATCATTTAAAGGATGACCTATTTATAGTTGAGCCTGAACAAGTGTATCTATACTCCAAAGATAAAAACCTTTGGAGTGCACCATCTCCATTTGTTTTTATTAGACCTATTCCATCTGAGGATAAAATATTCAGTCCGATAAATGGTCTTGAAGAGTTGTGGGGTGAATTGGTTTTTAAGAATGATGAATTGGATGAAGTAGAGGTTGGTGATATTGTATCATTTACTCCAGATAGTGAGTATGAGTTTAGAATTAATAACGAGATTCTTTATAGAATGTATAATCGGAATATATGTCTAAAAAAATAGAAATACTTGAAGCAGCTAAGGTTGCAATTGATGAATTAATAAAGGTATTAAAAGAACCTATTATTACTCGATCTGAAGATGATATATCTGCTGATAAGTTAAAGAACGCAGCGTCAGCTAAAAGATTGGCATTTGAGGATGCTTTGAATATGTTGCAGAAGATTGAGGAGGAGGAGAACAAAAGTAATAACATTGTAACTACAGTAACTGCTGGCACAGGAGGATTCGCAGAAGGAAGAGCTAAAAAGAAGTAACATTAAATACTTTTTGCAAAAGCATATATAAATGGAAAATAATCTTTACAAAATACTTGATGATTATATTGCAAAAAATGTAATACTAACTAAGAACAGAAATAAATCTTGGGAGTATGGCTATGATCCAAAATATGATTTGGTAGTTATATCAAAGGATGGAACTATTGGCGAGATATATGAGATTAATAGTGTAAAGATAGCTATACCATCAAAACCTGAAAAAATTGCAAGTTTCGATAATAAATGGAAGCCGCAAGAGTATCCATCAGAACTTCAAAAGATAAAGACAATATTTGATTGGAATAGAAGAGATAATGCTTTTAAATCAAAATATGTTGACTTAATTGAAGGTGAGTTTGACAAAAGGGAGAATGGTTATTGGTTTATGAATAATAGTGTTCCTACTTATATAACAGGAACGCATTATATGTATTTGCAATGGACAAAGATTGATATTGGTCTACCTGACTTCCGAGAATCAAATAGGATATTCTATATTTATTGGGAGGCATGTAAGTTGTTCCAATTGTAAGAAACTATCCATTTTTCTTCAAGCCAATTCAGGATGGTATGGACAATCCAAAGACTGAGTTAGCGTTTCGTGTTCCTGCTAGTAAGATTACTCGTAAGAATATGGATCAAGAGAATCAAGATGATATTGATGGACTTGATACAACAATTGACTGGAAGAACACAGCTGACAACAGTTATGACGGTGAGAAGTTATTAATGCTTGTTCATGACGAAAGTGGTAAATGGGAGAAGCCTGAGAATATATTAAACAACTGGCGAGTAACAAAGACATGTCTTAGATTAGGTAGTAAGATAGTTGGTAAGTGTATGATGGGTTCTACATCAAATGCATTGTCAAAGGGTGGAGAGAACTTTAAGAAGTTATATAACGATAGCAATCCAACATCAAAGTCTGCCAATGGACAAACTAAAAGTGGATTATATTCTTTATTTATACCAATGGAGTGGAATATTGAGGGGTATATAGATGAATATGGTTGGCCTGTATTTGAAGATCCTAATAAACCAGTAAAGGGTATTGATGGAGAGATGATATCTCAAGGAGTTATTACTTGGTGGAATAATGAGGTTGCTGCATTGAAAAGTGATTCAGATGCATTAAATGAATTTTACCGACAGTTTCCAAGGACTGAATCACATGCATTTAGGGATGAATCAAAACAGTCAGTATTTAACTTGACAAAGATATACCAACAGATTGACTACAATGATTCGTTGATTAAGGATCACGTTTTAACAAGAGGTTATTTCCATTGGAAGAATGGTAAGTTAGATAGTGAGGTAATTTGGACACCTGATAAGAATGGTAGATTTTTAGTATCTTGGATTCCAAATCAGCAACTGAGAAATAGAGTTATAACAAGAGGTGGGAAAAAGTATCCTGGTAATGAGCACATGGGTGCTTTTGGATGTGACCCTTATGACATATCAGGAGTTGTTGGTGGAGGAGGTTCTAATGGTGCATTACATGGTATGACTAAGTTTCATATGGAGGAAGCACCAACGAATGAGTTTTTTTTAGAATATATAGCAAGACCGCAGACTGCTGAGATATTTTTTGAAGATGTTTTAATGGCTTGTGTTTTTTATGGTATGCCATTATTAGCTGAGAACAATAAGGCTAGGTTGTTGTATCATTTTAAAAATAGAGGATATAGGGCTTACTCAATGAATAGACCTGACAAGCATAAGACAAAGCTGTCTAAGACTGAGATAGAGATAGGTGGTATACCTAACTCATCTGAGGACGTAAGGCAGGCACATGCGTCAGCAATTGAGACATATATTGAGGAGTATGTTGGCCTTGACATTGAGGGTACTTATAGAGATCCTGACTGTATGGGATCTATGTATTTTACAAAGACTTTAGAAGATTGGGCTAGATTTGATCCAAATAATAGAACAAAACATGATGCTTCTATTAGCTCAGGTCTAGCTATAATGGCTACACGTAAGCATTTATTTGAAACAGAGAAAAAAGAATCGAAAATAAGTATTAAATTTGTAAAATACGACAATCGTGGAATTAGAAGCGAAATACTAAAATAATGGAGAGTGAACAACCTGTACAAAAATATAAGGATGAGTTATCAGTAAATGGAGATATGTCTATGTTAAATTTAGACTGGACTCCAATTCCTATTATACCTAAGTTTGTTGATATTGTTGTCAACGGAATGAATGATAGGCTTTTTACAATTAAAGCTGAATCTCAAGATGTTATGTCTGCTGAAAAGAAAAACATATTTCAAGATATGATTGAGGCTGACATGATAGCTAAAGATTTCTTACAGATGACAAAAGATCAATTTGGTATTGATGCCTTTAATGTTAATCCTGATGAGTTGCCTGAGAATGATGAAGAGCTTTCATTATATATGCAGTTAAAATATAAACCTTCTATAGAGATTGCTGAGGAGGTTGCTATTGACACTATTCTTAAAATGAATGAATACTCAAAAATAAAGAAGTTAATCGATTATGATTTAACTGTTTTGGGTAAGGCTGTTGCAAGACATACATTTTTAGTTAACGATGGATTAAAAGTTGATTATGTAGATCCTGCAAACTTCATTCATAGCTACACTGAATTGAATGACTTTTCAGATTGCTATTACTTTGGTGAGGTTAAGCAGGTTCACTATACTGAGCTTTTAAAAATTAATCCAAACTTAACTGACGATCAATTAAAAGAAATACGTAACGCTTCATCTGCTTGGTATGACTACTTTCCTATTATTAGAAACTATCAAGATGATGCATTCTTAAATGAGGTTGTAACATTACTTTATTTAAACTATAAAACCACTAAAAGATTTGTTTGGAAGAAGAAAATTCTTGAGAATGGTGGTGAGCGAGTTATCAGAAAGAGCGACACATTTAATCCTCCTGTTGAGGAAGGAATGATGTTTGAAAAAGTTGAGACAGTTCGTGACGTATGGTATGAAGGTATATTGGTAGGTGGTTCTAATATTATGTTGAAGTGGGACATGATGAAGAACATGGTTAGACCTAAGTCAGCTACACAAAGAGCACTTCCTAACTATGTAATGTTTGCGCCTAGAATGTACAAAGGAAATACTGAGTCATTAGTAAGACGTATGATTCCTTTTGCTGATCAGATACAATTGACTCACTTAAAGTTACAACAAGTAATGAATAGAGTAGTTCCTGATGGGGTGTTTATTGACGCTGACGGTATCAATGAAGTTGACCTAGGAACTGGAGCAGCATACAATCCAGAGGATGCTTTAAAACTATATTTTCAGACTGGTAGTGTTATTGGTAGAAGTTATACACAAGATGGTGAATTTAATAATGCTAGAGTTCCTATTCAAGAGTTGAATTCAAATAGTGGTCAATCAAAAATGGCTGCATTGATAGGTAACTATAATCACTATCTAAATATGATACGTGATGTGACTGGTATTAATGAGGTAAGGGATGGGTCTACACCTAGTCCTGACGCTTTGGTTGGAGTTCAGAAGCTAGCTGCATTGAATTCAAATACAGCTACTAGACATATATTAGAAGGTGGTTTAAATATAACAAAAAGATTAGCTGAATGTCTATCTATAAGAGTTGCTGATATATTAGAGTATTCTGACTTTGCTGAAGAGTTCGCAATGCAAATTGGTAAATATAATGTTGCGATACTTGATGATATAAAGGATCTTTATTTGCATGACTTTGGTATATTTATCGAGTTAGCTCCAGATGAAGAACAAAAACAAATGCTTGAGGCAAATATTCAAGTTTCATTACAACAACAGACAATCGACTTAGAGGATGCTATTGATATTAGAATGATTAACAATATTAAGTTAGCAAATGAGTTATTAAAGTTGAAGAGAAGAAAGAGAATGGAGCAGAAGCAGAAGGAAACAGAAATGCAGTTCCAAATGCAAATGCAAAGTAACATTCAATCTCAACAAGCTGCTGCTGAATCTAAAGCTCAATTGATTCAACTTGAAGCTCAATCTAAGATTCAGTTGAGAGAGGCTGAGATGAATTTTGCTGTTCAACAAATGCAAGCTGAAGCAGCTATTAAAGCTCAATTAATGGATCAAGAATTCCAATACAATATGCAGTTAAAGGGTATTGAGACGGATAACTTAATCAAGCGAGAAGAGAAAAAAGAAGAAGCTAAAGATAAGCGAGTTGATCTTCAAGCAACAAGACAATCTGAATTAATTAATCAAAGAAAGAATAACTTACCACCATTGAACTTCGAA